GAGGAATTATTATTGCAGGTTTAGCAACTTCTGGTTTGGTTGAATTAAAAACTACAAGTGCAACTGGAACAACTTTATTTACAGCAGACGTACCTGCTGGAGATGTAATTAATTTTTCATTTCCAGAAGATGGAATTTTATTTCCAAAAGGTGTTTACGTTTCTACTTTTACTGTTGCATCAGCAACTTTATTAACAGATAAATATTCTGGACCAAATTTAACAGCTGGCTAGGAGGTTAGATGGCTAACACTACTTCTGGTACATATACTTTTGATAAAAATTTTTCTATTGATGAAATAATAGAAGAAGCTTACGAAAGAATTGGCATGCAAGGTAATGCCGGTTATGATTTAAAAACTGCCAGACGTTCTTTAAACATTATGTTTCAAGAATGGGCAAATCGCGGTTTACATTTTTGGGAAGTAGCAAGTAATAATATTACATTAGTAGCTAATCAAAATACTTATACTATGTACAGGTCTACATCAGATGGAACTTCTGACACTACAGCTGTTTATGGTGTTGATGATATTTTAGAAGCATCTTACAGAAATATTTCTACCCCAACCAATCCTATTGATACACCACTAACTAAAATTGACAGGTCTGCTTATCAAGCTTTTTCAAATAAATTAGCAACAGGTCAACCAACTCAATATTTTGTACAAAGATTTATTGATAAAGTTACTATCACTTTATACACAACTCCAGGAGCTTCACAGGCTGGAAATTTATTAAATTATTTTTATGTAAAAAGAATTCAAGATGCAGGAGTATATACAAATGCAACAGATGTTCCTTACAGATTTGTACCATGTATGTGTTCTGGACTTGCTTATTATTTAGCAGTTAAAAAAGCACCACAAAGAATTCAAGAATTAAAAATGTTGTATGAAGATGAACTAAATAGAGCTCTTACACAAGATGGATCTTCTACTAGTGCATTCATTACACCAAAAAGTTATTATCCTAATATATAATTATGGCTACGTTATCAAAAGGAAAATATGCACAAGCAATATCAGATCAAAGTGGTATGGCATTTCCTTATAACGAAATGGTAACTCAATGGGACGGTCTATTTGTTCATTATTCAGAAGTGGATCCAAAACATCCACAGTTAGAACCTAAACCTACACAAGCAGATGGACAAGGATTACCAAAAGCAAGACCAGATAGAGTTGAGCCACCTGTATTAATATTATTACAAAACAATCCTTTTCAGACTATTAAATATTCTGGAAATACTTATGTAAATGTTTATTCACAAAATCATGGAAGAAGTACCGGTGATGTTGTTAGATTATATGGTCCAACAGATGCAGATGGTTTTACAAATGTTCCAACTTTTGATGGTGTGTCGGATATTAGTAATGCCAGTGGTTTTACAATAACGGTTGGCAAAATAGATTCTAGTGGTAATGTATCTAAACCAAGTAATTATTTTTATTTTCAAAGCTCGGATACAGCTATTAATGGAAATATACAAGGAGGAGGAAGTTCTTGTTCCGCGGGACCTGTAACTTTAGAAGGATAATATGACATATGCAGAATTAGTACAAAAAATTAGAGACTATTGTGAAGTTGATTCAAATGTATTTACATCAACTATTGTAGATGGATTTATTAGTGATGCTGAATGGAGAATTCAAAGAGAAATAGATTCTGATAACAATAGACAATACGCACAAGCTGATATTGTTGCTGGACAAAGATATGTAAACACACCTCTTATCAGTGATGACACTTTAGTTATTAGATCTTGTCAAATTACAAATGCTTCAGGAGGAGCAGATAATTCGGATAGACAGTTTGTAGAATATAGAGATACTAATTTTATATCTGAATATAATGGAACAGGAGTACAAGGATTACCTAAATACTATGGATATTGGGATGAAAATACCATTGTATTGGCTCCTACACCTGATCAAAATTATAACATGCAGATAAATTATATCTTGAAACCTGCTGGATTATCGGCTAGTAATACTACTACATATTTAAGTACAGAATTTCCCAATGGACTTTTATATGCTTGCCTAGTAGAGGCTTACGGATTTTTAAAAGGTCCTATGGACATGATTCAGTTATATGATAAAAAATATACTGAGGCAGCAAGAGGATTCTCAATTGAACAAATGGGAAGAAGAAGACGAGATGAGTACACAGACGGACCGCCTCGAATTCGACAAACACAATAAGGAGTAAATACAAATGGCAATAACACAAGCAGTTGCAAATAGTTTTAAAAAAGAAGTCCTAGAAGGAAAGCATGACTTTCAATATTCTGGTGGTGACAATTTTAAACTTGCTTTGTATGTTTCTACTGCAACATTGAATTCTGCTACAACTGCATATACAGCTACTGGAGAAGTTTCAGCTAGTGGTCAATACACTGCAGGTGGTGGAGCATTAGTAAAACCAAATCCAAGTACTTCTGTTGCATCAGGCGTTGCAATTGTAGACTTTGCTGATTTATCTTTTACTGGTGTTACAATTACAGCTAGAGGAGCATTAATCTATAACACTTCATCTTCCAATGCGGCAGTTGCAGTATTAGATTTTGGTTCAGACAAAACAGCAACTTCAGGAACTTTTACAATTCAGTTTCCAGCATTTACAACTTCAGCGGCTATTCTACGAATCGGCAACTAATAGGAGCTAACCTATTATGGCCAATGAATATGGAATAGGTTTCTGGGGTCAAAACGCTTGGGGTGAAAACTCTGACGTTACTGTTTCACTCACTGGTCAACAATTAAGTTCTAATAATATTGGTACTGTTTCTGTAACAACAGAAATTAATACAGGTTGGGGAAGACTTGGTTTTGGTGAACAAGACTGGGGAACAACAGGTATTTCTATTGTTACTTCTGTAACAGGTTCTCAAATTAATTTATCTTTAGGAAATGAAACTGTAGGTATTGTAACCATTGCTTCTCCTACAGGTCTTTCTTCTAGTTTTGCATTAAGTGGAGTAGATCCATCGCCAGATGCTTTTGCTTCTGGTACTCAAATTCCATCTTCAGTAGGAAGTGTAACCACAAAAGCAGATTCAAATTTATCCTTAACAGGAAACAGTTTATCTATTACTTCAGGAACGGCAACTTTAGATGCAGTTACTTTTGCTAATATTACAGGACTTAATTTAACAAGCGCTATTGGAACTGTAGTAGTAGGAGGTATTGCTAATGTACCTGTTGTAGGAAATCAATTAAGTATAGCGGAAGGAATTGTAGATCCTGGTCCAGATGTAGCACTTACAGGTCAACAAATAACCTCTGCATTAGGCACAGCGGTCCTTGATGCAAATACCTTGGTTGATGTAACAGGTCAACAGTTAAGTACTTCTTTAGGGTCTGTAACTTTTACCATATCTGGTTCTGTACAACTAACAGGAAATCAGATAAATGTAGTACTCGGAAATGAAGTTTCACAAGTGTGGACAATTGTTGACACCGGCACTACAGTGGCTTATACTGAAGTTTCTACCGGATCTAGTGTCACTTGGAATAATATTGACACAGCCGCATAATTTAAATAAATATAACAATATAAGGAATTTATAAAATATGCCATCAAGTTATTCTACAGATCTGAAACTAGAACTCATGGTCACTGGTGAAAAAGCCGGTCTATGGGGAGATATTACCAACACTAACTTAAATATTTTACAACAAGCAATTGCTGGTTATGAAGCAATTTCTTTAAATGCAACTACAGGTGCAACATTAACTTTTACAAATGGAACTACTTCCAATGGTAAAAATGCAGTATTAGATTTAACAGGAACTATCACAACTTCAGTTAACGTTATTGTACCGGATGGTATTGAAAAAAATTATATTATTAAAAACTCAACTTCAGGATCTCATGCAGTTGTTGTAAAAACAACTTCAGGATCAGGTGCAACTTTTGACGCAACCAATAAAGGATTTAAACTTGTCTATTCAGATGGAACAGATGTTGTTGATGTTGCATTAGCATCACCTCCAGGTGGATCTGATAAACAAATTCAATTTAATGATAATGGTGCTTTCGGTGGAATCACTATGGGAACTGCAGGACAAGTATTAACAACCGATGGAACTACTGCATCCTTTGGAGATATTTCTGGTGGAGCATCTTGGCAAGCAGTCATTACAGCAGATCCAGCAAACGCGGTCGCAGGTAATGGATATTTTTGTAATACCACAGGTGGAGCATTTACCGTTACACTTCCAACAACTGCAACTATCGGAGATTTTATTTCTTTCATTGATTACGCAGGAACTTTTGATACTAATAATTTAACTATCGGAAGAAACGGACACAACATTCAAGGAACAGCTGCAGACTTAACTGTTGCAACCGAAAGAGCTGGTTTCACTTTAGTATACGTCGATACAACTCAGGGCTGGCTGCTCCAGAATAATTAAGGAGGTTGAATGACAACCTTTAAAGAAATAAGTGGTCAACTCATAAGGACACTGAGTAGTGATCCAACAGATCCACAAGAAGGTCAAATTTGGTATAACTCAACACTAGGAGTATTACGAGGTGTAGATGCTCTTGAAGCGTGGTCAAGTGGATCGCCTTTGATTACGGCTAGATTTAATATAGCAGGAGCAGGAACTCAAACGTCTGCTTTAAATTTTGGTGGACAAGATACTGCATATACAGGAGTTACTGAAGAATATAATGGTTCAGGTTGGTCAAATGGTGGAAGTTTAAACACAGTAAGATCACAGTTAGCAGGTGCAGGAACACAAACAGCAGGATTAGCATTTGGTGGAGCAACACCTGTAAACAATCCAACTACTGCAACAGAATTATATGATGGTACAACTTGGACATCTAATCCAACTGGATTAAATACAGGAAGAAGACTTATATCAGGATTTGGAACACAAACAGCAGCAATAGCAGCAGGTGGTTATATATCTTCTCCACAAACTGCTACAGAATCTTGGAATGGAACTTCTTGGACTTCTGTAAATTCTATGAATACAGGAAGAATATCTATGGGTGGAGTAGGAATACAAACATCAGGGTTAATTTTTGGTGGAAATACATATCCAGGACCAACTGTATCAGCAACCGAATCTTGGAATGGTACAAATTGGACAACAGTTAGTTCAATGAATACTGCTAGGTATGAAATAGCAGGTTCTGGTACATCTAATATATCTGCTTTAGGTTTTGGTGGATATGCAACATCAGTTACAGCAGCAACAGAATCTTATGATGGCTCTACTTGGACAACTTCTCCAGCTAGTTTAGCAACAGCAAGAAGTAAAACAGGAGGAGCAGGAACACAAACTGCAGCTCTAGCAAGTGGTGGTGCTACACCATCAACTACAGGTGCCACCGAAGAATACAGCAAATCCACGAACCAATATTTTGCTGCCGCGTGGGCGAGTGGTGGAACAATGAACATTGCTGGTAATGGACAAGGAAGTGCTGGAACTCAAACATCAGCTTTATCTTTTTTAGGATCAGGTGGTCCAACTACTAATTCAGAATCATATAATGGATCAACTTGGACAACTACATCTCCATTAAATACTTCAAGATA